GCAGACATAATGTCTGGAATACCATAAAAAGTATTTAGTGGTGAATATTCTTTGTAGTGCAAAATTTCATTAGGCCTGGTGTCATTTGTAATTGGGTTTGGATTTCTTGCTCCAAAGTTACGGAAATAAACTACCTTGTTGCCAATTATCTGTACGTACCCGTCACGCAATCTGCGCACACGCATTGTTGTTGATGGAATGTGTCCGACATATCCAATCTCTCCCTTTGTCGTTCTACCGACCTCAAGGTAGCCGTTTCCGGTAGCCTGAACATCGGTATAAAATTTCATAAGTGTGTGGGTAAAAGACTCTTCGTCATTGAGAGTTTCTAGCCAATCCCTTAGCTCAATTCTTGTTCTTTCAATTCTATTACGAGCACGCTTTACGGCTTCACGATCTTCGTTGGTTTCAAGACGGAGCATTGTTCTCTGTGAAATCTGGAAGTCATAGCCAAGACCAACGATGTTTTCTACCTTGGCATCAATGGCTGCGTGATTTGCAAAAGAGGTGTCGTAGTAATTTGCTAATTCATAGAGATTCCAAGGGGGTGTAATAACATCGAACATGCCATAGCCATTACGGAATACGTCTCCTGGATTAATTTCTTTTGACTGTGCCCCGTCAAGACCGACCTGGTTTGTGCGAGCACTTCTCATGTACTGATCAGATGGGGGCATCTGTAGATTCTTTGCAATTCTGCTAGAACGGCGCTTGAAGTTTGTTTCAATACCACGATAGGACTTTAGATTGTCCCAGCTCTGATTAAACGGGTCTTGCTTTTTGAACTGATCTTCGATCTGCTCAATATCGTCAATACGAGCACCGATTGTCCACTCTTGTGACATTATCCTTCGTCACCCCACTGTTGCAGGGTGTTCTTTGCCGCAATAACTGCACCAAGGTCATTCATGTTGGGGATCAGGCCTTCCTTCATTCGGTCTACCTGCTCGCTGTGCTCTTCTTCAGAGATCTTACGCATATTGGAGTAGAACTTTGCAGTACCATCTGCCTGTCCGTAATATTTGGCGGCATCCTGCAATTCCTGAATACGTGTAAGGTCACCCTTCATTGATTCAATTGATAAGGCGTTACCGCTACCGTCTGTAAAAGCTTTGCCATTTGGCTTATGCCACACATATGTACCAAAGTTAGAGAAGTTTTCCTCGATAACCTGTACCTTTGTGTCACCAACTTGACCTGGAAAGCGTGGTTTTGGTTCTTTCATAACCACAATTATAGCATACTATGCAGAATCTAGTATCTGTCGTGACCATCTGAGGTCTTTAAAGACGCTATAGCGATAATTATCTAAGCTCAACACATAGTCGTTGTCAAAAACCAACCTATCCGTTCCAACATATTGTTTATATATCTTTGCTGGGTCAAGAATTGTTGGTTCTGACTCTGAAAGGAATAGAACCTCGGACCACGTATTTTCATCCCAATAGTCCCAATCAAGAACGTTGTCTGGTTCTGATCTTACTGCATACCACTTTCTAAAAGCAAATCTTTCGGCTTCGTCTTCTTCTGTAACCTGATAAAAGGATATAGCGTCAAACATTATTGGACTTGTTACTCTGAATGCCCCGACAAATTCAGAGAAGTCTAGGGGTGTTGTGAATGCTAGACCAATCACTGACCAAGATTTTGGCGACAGGGTTGCTCGCTTTACCACTCTTCCATCTAAGTTATAAATAACAGATGAGTTTAGCTGACCAGTAGAATTATTGATTGCAAAAATGTATCCTCTTTTACGGGTTGCTTTGTCACTAACTAAATAAAACTTTATAATATCGTTTTTCTCTTCTATTTCAAAAATTTGAACGGGGGAGGTGGGAAACAGATCTTCGTCATATCTCATTGCAAACTGAAAAGCCCCAATCTTAAAGAACTGTTTATTGTTTTTGTTTAGGGGAAGCGTTATCCCGTCGGAGTCTGAGAAAGAAAAGTTTCCACGCATTTTAATTCCAGACTTTCCGCTCATGTATAAATATGGAGAGCTTGTCTTTGTTGTACTATAAGAGTTCACACTCTTATAGTCTATGTATATTCCGTCTTTTTTATACGGAAACACCTCTGCTCCAAATCGAGTTCCAATTCTGTTGGGTGACTGCCCCAAAGCCTGGGAAGAAAGGTTAATTGATCTTATTTTAACTGGATTAGAAATAATTCCAGGAATACTCATTTCAATATGTATGTTAACCGAAAGACTATTAAAGTTTACGCCTTGTGGTGGATAGATTATAGTGTCATCCAAGACTTCATATTTTGAATAGAGGAATTCTTCTCCTGGTACAACTACCCCGCTTCTGCTTAACGAAACAATATTTGTAAAAGCATTTTGTGTTTTATTTGCACCTTCCGCAAGGTACTGAAAAGTTACATAAGTTTTTACGATAGATCCTGTAGTGTCATAGTTGTTAGAGTTGAACCTTGAAAACTTGGGGTAATCTAGATTTAGTTGCAAGAAGTCTAGTGTAAAATATTTATTTGAATTAAAGTCTGTAACATATTTCCCAAAATAGCTGAGCGGAACATAGTCTTCCCAATAAGAATCAATTCCGATATCTAGCTTAAAGCTATCAAACTCTATTTTTGGTATAAGGGTGTAGCTTGCAAGATGTGGTAATATTTGAAACTTTTCAAATCCCTCGGGCGGGCCGCCATCAAACTCTAACGGCCAAAACTCTGTATCTACAAATCCACCATCGTAAAACGAATCTCCACCGTAAAGATCAAAAACGTTTTCGTAATCTGTTGGGACACCTCTTGCGGAGAACAGGCTTTCTATTTTTTGTACGTTCCTCCTTGTGGAGAAACCAATTCTATAAATTTTTCCAGTATATGTATTGGAAAATCCTGGGGTGCCGCCAACAAAAACTTTAATATTTTGTTTTGCTCCAAAGAAAGATGATATGAGTGTTCCAAAACTAGAAGCAAGTCTTGCAAGATGCAGCCCAACTAAAAATATTTTTCCAACCTCATGGCCAAAAGATTTGTATAGCAATGTACTTATTGCTTGGCCATTAGGTGCCTTATATGTGAGGGTATAAGATATTGCATAGTCTTCATATGTTGGACCATCATAAATATTAGTAATTTCTTTTTCTAAAGATATAGTAAGCCTTGAACCACGTATTTCATTAACAAGCTCAAAAAGTATTTGCTTGTTCTCTGCTATTTCTGTAAGTTCAAACACTCCGTAGAAGCACTGAGTTTCTTCTTGTAAAAGATTAAGATTGTCAAAACCGATATATCCATTAGTGTTGTCCCAGTTACTGTTTGGTTTTAGACTAATAAAATTGCTTCCAAGGAGCGGCTGTGCCTCTTGAAGGTCAAAGTACCACTGAGATAATGACTGGTTATCGAATTGTATGCTAGGAAGAGCATACTCCGGTATTTTTAATGATTGTGTTTCTGGAATTAAGTTTTCAACTACACCATTTCTCCAAATGCCCATTTGCGGATAAGAATAGCTCTTTGCGCTTTTAGAAAAAGATCCGTCAATAAAGACAGAGTTTGCTGGATTCAAGCCTTTAATGTTGTTTGGTACTTCTACCCCCTGCCCATATACCCACCTTCTTTTTGAAACAACTGTAGCCACTTCATAGGGATAGATTCCAACACAGTCTACTTGAATAACAGGAACATCGTCGTAGGCATAAAAGCCTAACCAGTCTTGATCGTTATCACTACCATCAAATTTTTCTGGGTAAGGCAGAGAGTTTGCATTTAGCTCAAGGAATACGACCTCTTCACCATTAAGAACCAGGCTTGCCCCCTCTGGCTTTAATCTAAGATTAATAAGCATTGGTCTATCCCACGTTCCAACATAGTGGGTACCAATAATATCTCCGAGCCTTACTTTAAGAAATGGGCCTTCTACATAGATGCCGTCGCTTGAAGCGATTGGCCCAAAGATCCTTCTAGGCAAAAGACTATTTGATTGTATTTTTGCCCAAAACTCTACGGTGAATGTTTTATATTTTCCAGACTCATTCATTGCCCCAAAACCAGGAACAATTAAAGATGGTCTATTGGCATTAGGTAATATTACCGTGCTATTGAATGCCCCATAAACTAGGGGTAGTCCAGAGTTCTTGGCATACAGAATGTTATTTCGTGAAAGATAATAGCCACTGGCCCCCTCTAGGCCGTAGGCTAAAGCCTCGATACCGTCTGAGTCGATGTTAATATTTGATGGTAGGGGTTGTGGAAAAACTCCTGTAGACTCTAGATGGAATTCCTCCGACCATTGTCCAGCATTAATTCCGTTAATTGCTATTTCATAAGGTGTATCCGTTGACTCAAAAGAAATCTCTATAATAAATCTAAAGTTTGTTAAATCTTCTGGCAAACTAAATGTTTGTGATACGAAAGCCCAGTCTCTTGTGGCGGGTACTGGAGTTTCCCTAATAACTTCGGCAGAGTCTGTCTGATAGCCAATTCTAACATTGGCTGTTCTGGAATATGTAACAAAATATGCACCAATAGCAACAGAGCCAAGCTCTATATTAAGATCTGTTTCGTCAAGTGCTATAGGACTGGTTAGTGTTATTGTTCCACCATTACCCAAGGTTTCTAAAACCCTGTTAGTGTCAAGTGTTCTAAATGGTGCGGGTACTGGATCTTCTAAAAATGCGCCACCAACAGTACCGCCAGAAATAGACCAGGTACTAAGATCTTGATTGGCTTCGCTAATTAACGCCACATAGTCGGTGGTGTCGTCAAGCGCCCA